CATGGCGTCGATCAGGCCATCCCACTGCTCCATGCGTAGCTTGGCCCATGTGGATTGCACAGCCTCACGCATCTTGATTCGAGCACTGGCATGGCGTTTCTTTAGCACCGTCTCGGCGATCACCGCATGCACGTCGCCCGACTGCACCTTGTTGTGCAGTTCCTTGGCCGTGAGTTTGCTGACGGGCTTTGGCTTGGGCTGGCAGGTCTTGCACATCGAGGACTCAACGACCATGCCCACGCCACCAAGCTTTCCTTTGGCTTGCGTGTAAGCCTTGCTCATGCGGCGCTGGAACTCGGCAAGCGGTTTGATTGCGCCACATTTTGAGCACAAGGCGGCTCGGTGGCCCGGCCCATCGGAGAGAACAAAGTCATCGTCGAGGTTGTCTGTTTGCATAATTGCTCCAAAAATAATGTGACTGCAGGGTATCACGTCCACCGTTGACATGCAAGAGGACACATGACTGGGACAGCCGCAACCCCAATAAACACGCCGTCTGTGAGGGGGCTGACCAAGGTGGCAATAAGATTTCCAAATGCTTTAACTTAGCCAAAGGGGTAAAAGTTTGCAGGGAAGAACGCACCCACTTGCACATGCATATATACATTTCTAGAGAAAACTTTATTTATATATATGGGTGTTCTGGACAGATTCGCCGGGTACGCTAGTAACCATGCGGGTTAGAGGATACCTGTGCCTTGTCTACGCCTGTGTAAATCGCTGGGTCAGGTGGGTATGCTCAAAATTTAAGCAACTGGGGTGGATCGTCACCCCAGTCGGTTGCGCGGCCATCAGAACAGGCGCTTTTGCTTGATGCGGTGGGTGCTGGCTTTGATGGTGTCCCACTCGGCTTCACGTGCGCGGGCTTCTTCGATGACGGCCTTTTTGTAGGCGGCATCGCGGGCCATGCGGGCGAAGTCCTCGCGCAGGTCGCGCAGTTTGATGAGGTTCTGTTCCTTGATGACAGAGTAGCGGTTGGTTTTGCTCATGGTGTGCTCCTAAATAACTGAAAGGCATAACGCTGCTTTATTACCGCAGGTTATGTTGCGCGGGATGCGCTGCACGAATGTGCGGGTTGACATGGTTTGGAACAGCAGGCGGGCTTCTCTCCCGCACTGCATTGAAAAAACCTATCGGCATCGACAAACCGATAGTCAGATGCGACGCAGGAAAGCGCGTTGCTCGGCCGGTGTCAGCTTGGCGTACGCGGCCAAGAGTTTTGCCACGGGGTCAGTCGAAGACGAACCACGCTTGGCGGCACGTGCATCACGCACGCCAGTTGCAACGTCCACCAGATACTTCACACGGTTGTATTCGCTGGTGTCTTTCTTGAACGTCAGTTGGCCACCGCGTTGACTCGGGTGAGGATTCACCCCAGTTTGCTCGGCCACGTAAATGGTGGCGAACACACGGATGTCAGGCCCAGTGACACCAGCGTCAGCCAAGGTGCTGGCGAAGTCTTCCGCCTCGATGGCCTTGAACACCTTGGATGCCTTGGCGTATGCAGTGCTGTTGGCGGCGATGAATTGTTGGACTTGTTTCATGGTTGATGCTCCTAGAGGAAGTTGAATATCGGGTAGAGCCAATCCCTAACCGATGCCTCTATTGTATGGAAGTATGTTTGGCAATACCCTTGACAGCCATAGCTGGCCGGCCTCGAACCCCACCGTACCCCCACCATCCCTTTTGCGTGGCGGCGGGGCGACGTGACATGAACACTGTTCCACAACCGCATTCCGCAATTTGTAAAACGCTGAACAACTTTTGACAATCCCGGGGCAACTTCAAACAAGCCCAGCATAGGGTGCCCCAAAAATTTTGCAAAAATTTCAAAAAAACCTTGTCAAACGCACAACAAAAAACCCCCGGCACCTTGCGACACCGGGGGATTCCAAACCAGGAGAAACACATGAAACAAGACACCCGCTTGCACGGCTGTCGGAAAGTAGTGTACATTTCGCGCATCGAGGTTACAAGGCCTTCGCGCAAATGTTCGACCATCTGGTGCAATTCAACCCGGAACCCACACCGCCCGGACCGATGACTTCGCTTGAGAAAGCGGAGCCGGACGCCCTTTTGGCGGCCAAGGTGGCCACCACGGGTTGGTTGGACGACATCGGGGTACCGCCAGACGACGAGGTCATCGCCGATTTGGAGAAGGCGGACGCCAGAAAAGCTTTTGGCACGCTGACAACCAACACCACCACGCTCGAACAGAAGGCTGCGATTGCCCAGCTCAAGACCCCGGAAGCTGTCAGGCACCTGACAGGTATGCTCAGCGCCTACGACTGGGAGTTCATCGAGCAGGCCAAGGAGCTTCGGGGCTACACCGTCGCCAAGCTGGTCGAGGAAACGACCAACGCCAACCCCAACATCCGCTTGAAGGCGCTCGCTTTGCTGGGCAAGGTCACAGAAGTGGGTCTGTTCACCGAGAAGATCGAGATCAAGAAGGAAGAGCTCTCCGATGGCGAGCTCGACCAGCGCATCAAGGACAAGCTGTCCAAGTTCATGGGTGTGGTGGACGTGGTCGACGTCTATTCCAGCGGTGACGCGGCTGATATGGAACCCGGCGCCGAGTGAAAAACCTCACCACGCTCACCAAACTGGAGCTCGAAGCGCTCCAGAAGGCCCTGCCACACATGTCGGCGGCCGAGAAAGAGGAGCTTCTCAAGGATTTGGAGACCCGCGAGCAGCGCGCCCGCCTTGCGGCCGCCCAGGACAACATGCTCGGGTTCGCCACATCGGTCTATCCAGGGTTCAAGATCGGCCCGCACCACAAGAAGCTGGCCAAAATCTTCACGGACGTGATCGAGGGCAAGAAAAAGCGCGTGATCATCAACATCGCGCCGCGTATGGGCAAGTCCGAGTTCAGTTCGTACCTGTTCCCTGCCTATTTTTTAGGCAAGTACCCCGAGAAGAAGATCATCATGGGTACGCACACGGCAGGTCTGTCCGAAGACTTCGGCCGGCGCATCCGAAACTTGTTGGACTCGGAGGAGTACCATGAAGTTTTCCCGCGAACCCTCGTGGCTGACGACCAAAAAGCCGCTGGCAAGTGGTCTACGTCGGCTGGCGGCCAATACTATGCTGCTGGTGTTGGCGGTGCTCTTGCTGGCCGTGGTGCCGACCTTTTTGTAATCGACGACCCGCACTCTGAACAGGACGTCAAGACCAACAGCCGGCTGGCATTCGACACGGCATGGTCGTGGTTTCAGACGGGCCCGTTGCAGCGTCTGATGCCGGGCGGCGCGATCATCATTATCATGACGCGGTGGTCGAAACTGGACCTGACCGGGCGCCTGATCGACTACCAGATCAAGAATCCGGACTCCGAGCCCTGGGAGATCGTCGAGTTGCCGGCCATCTTGCACGAAGACACCGAGCAGGAAAAGAGCCTCTGGCCAGAGCAGTGGCCGCTGGACTCGCTCAAGCAAAAGAAGGCAGCCATGGACCCCCAGTACTGGAACGCCCAGTACATGCAGAACCCGGTGTCCAACACGGCGGCGATCGTCAGCCGCAACGCCTGGAGAATCTGGCCAAGCGACGAGCCGCCCCAGTGCGACTACGTCATCCAGAGCTGGGACACGGCCTTCGAAGCCAAGAACACCGCCGACTACAGCGCGTGCACCACGTGGGGCGTCTTCTACAACGAGGAAGAAAACCACACGCCGCAGGTGATCCTGCTCGACGCCTTCAAGGACCGGATGTCGTTTCCGGAGCTCAAGCAGGCAGCGCTCAAGCACTACAAGAACTGGGAGCCCGACGCGTTCGTGGTCGAGAAGAAGGCGGCCGGCGCGCCGCTGATCCAGGAGTTGCGCTCCATGGGAATCGCCGTGGAGGAGTACACCCCTAGCCGGGGCAACGACAAGATAGTAAGATTGAACGCGGTCTCCGACCTGTTCGCTTCTGGCAAGGTCTGGGCTCCAGACACACGCTGGGCACGGGAAGTGATCGAGGAAGTGGCGTCGTTTCCAAACGGGGAGAACGACGACTACGTTGATACAACCAGTCAAGCGCTCCTGCGGTTTCGTCGTGGCGGGTTCATCCCGCTCGACTCCGACGAGAAAGACGAGCCGCGCTACTTCAGGCGCCGCACGTACGAGTACTACTGAATTAAGGAAACATGATGGCCAACATCGACAAGAGTCTCTACGCAGCGCCCACGGGCATCGAAGAGCTGGCACAGGAAGAAGCGCCCATTGAAATTGAGATCGTGGACCCCGAGTCCGTGACGATCCACGCCGGCGACACAGAAATTGAGATCGAGCCCGGCGCCGAAGACGAAGGCAGCCTGGACGACTTCGACTGCAACTTGGCGGAGCACCTGCCCGACGGCCTGATTGCGCAGCTCGGCGGCGACCTGGAAGCCCAGATCGAGGAGGACAAGGGCTCGCGCAAAGAGTGGGAGAAGGCCTACGTCATGGGGCTCAAGCTCCTGGGCCTGCAGATCGAGGAGCGCACCGAGCCGTGGCAAGGCGCCTGCGGCGTGTTCCACCCCATGATCACCGAGGCGATCGTCAGGTTCCAGTCAGAAACGATCACCGAGACGTTCCCGGCTTCGGGCCCGGTCAAGACAAAGATCGTCGGCCGCGAGACCGCCGAGGTGAAAGAAGCCGCCATTCGTGTCGAGGACGACATGAACTACCGGCTGACCGAGGAGATGCCAGAGTACCGGCCCGAGCATGAGCGCATGTTGTGGTCGCTGCCCGCCACCGGCTCGGCGTTCAAGAAGGTCTACTACGACCCCAACCAAGGCCGCCCGGTGTCGGCTTTCGTGCCGGCCGAGGACATCATCTTGCCGTACGGCGCCAAGGACTTGGACACCTGCGAGCGCGTCACGCACGTGATGCGTAAGACCGAGAACGAGATCAAGAA